TTTACAACTATTCTGACAAAGCAAAAGTTGTGTACGGAAAGTATTCATTAGGTAACATAAAAGAATTTAGAAAGGAACTTAGGTTATGACATATCAAGTAAAAAACTCCTCAAGCGGTTCGTTTGAAAACATCGAAACAATGTTTAATGGGTTACGCATTTTGAAAATGGACGGATTTCTCGCAAAAGGCAAGCCAATAAACATTTACACGGCGCAATGGGTAGACTCGCAGGAAGAAGATTTTCTTATCACTACAATTAGTGAGACAACAAACACCCCCATTGTTGTACGCGAAAATATAGATATTGAGATAACGTTTATTATACGCAAGAAATATGCACAAAACCCAAGCGCAAGTTTTGATGTTTTGGCGGTTCACGATGCCTTTATTTCGTACATGACCGATTCCGATGTATGGATTCAATCATCATACGTAAATAACAAGTTTGTGCATTGTGTGTGCTTGAAAGAATACAAACCAACCACTTATAAATTAAAACGTGGTGATAAATCTTGGATTATGGGAACTATTACATTACATTGCCTTGACGCTCCTCAAACATAACATATTATATATTTTTATTGTTGTTAAAAGAGAAATGCCGCTTTCTTCATAGATAGTAGATAGGCGGCATTTCATTTGTGTATATATTATTGATGGCAAAAAAGTTATTTGCAAGAAAATAGCCTTTTATACCAAGGCAGTGCTTTATAACTTTCGATTGTTTTACGCATGGCGGCATTTTGTTTTTCCAACGTCGCAATTTTTTCAAGCAACGTTTTTGCATGCTTTAATGACTTTTCAAGATTTTCTTCAGATTTGTTTAGTTCGTTTGAAAGCCATTCGATTTTTTCAACTTTTTTCTCATTCAATTCATCGCCTTCTTCGGCATAACTTTTGTAGTATTCGACACGTTCTCGTAGTTTCTTTATTTCACCATTAAGAACGGTGTTTCGCGCTTTTAGCCCTGAGTTCTGGCGTTTAAGGGAACAAATTTCCTCGCCCATTTCCTCGCCAACTTTCTTGTAGGTCTCAACGTCTTTCTTGATTTTCGTTAATTCTTCAAGCATCGTTACATCCGAACGAACTTGCTCTTTGATGTTTTTTTTGTTACTCATAACTTAACATATTTGATTGTGAAACTAAAAATCGGGTGTAATAAAACTATCCAAATCGGGTTTCTCTCCCATATTTGATTGACTTTCCTTAATCATCTTTATCTCCCGCTTTGTGGCGGACTTTGGATAACTTGCTCTTTGTATGCTCATCCCCAAGCAACTATACCCCTCAACTATTTTTTCTTGTTCAATTTCATAAGGTTTCATCTTTGCAACAATATCAACCAACATACCATTGCCAAAGTATTTTGTGATAAAAGATTTCATGCCGTTCGGAAATATAACTTTCCATGACATATACTTATCCTCAACTACTTCGCCATTAGGACGTTTGTAACCTGCTTCGTAGTCGTCAATAAAAACCAAGCACGAATCTGGCAAATATTTGATTGTGTTTATAAATCCTTGTAATATAAATCTATTCATTTTATTTTCAGTTCTTTCTTTAATATTGTTTCTATGTTTTGTAATCCCAATCGGTCATTTCCTTAAATAATTCGTTCATGTATATTGTATCGTAATCTGTATTTTTCGTTTTAAGCCACTTTTTAGCCATTTTGGGCGCATTTCTACGCAAGGGTGGTAAGGTAATACCCTCAAAGAATTTAATGCGCTTAGAACGCCTTATTTTAATTGTTGGCGGTTTCCCACCTTTTGTTATTTGGTTGCAAATATAACATTTTGTTTTTAATATACCAAATATTAATGTTTTTTTTAATTAAAATGGAGCATCATTGCCAACGTAGGGGTCAAACGGCATACTATCATTTTCTTGGGATGAAATTTCTCGCGATTGGTAATTCCCCTTATCACCAAATGACATCGTGCTTTGTATGGGTTCTATTTCCCATCCATATCGAATGTTTTCGTCCATCGTGTTCTTGAACCTACGACTTTCCACCTCGTATTGCATACCAACCATTAAGTCAACAACGCCGTACATTCTATTTTTTGCCACCTCGATAACATTTCCATAACCACGATAATGATTAATCTCGCTTTCGCCAAAGAACTCGGCACCTGCGCGAAAAAAATCATTGTTTACACGATGAATAATAAAAACATCATCCACTGCATTCGTCAAGTCACTACTACCGCTAATGTCATTCTTGCGTAGGAAACTCATCACTTTCCTTGGATGGGCAACAAGAATTATATGCACTTGGTTTTTCTTCGCAAACTCCTTAATTTGTAATATCAATTCCTTTTGCTTGTTGTTTCTATCACCCTCTAATAGGTCGATATTTAAACTAAAAAGATTGTCTAAAGCAAACACCTTAACATTGGCTTTTAATAGTTCGTTCATATCATGGAATATTTGCTCCCATGTGTTCCCGTATTCGTTATTGTACAAGAAAAACTTTCCGTCAAGCCATTCGTCTATTTTGTCGGCAATTGCGTTTGGTACGTAATATTTGCCATCACCATAGTTTGAAAGCCTAAGATTTGATTTTCCTGCGGCCACCATTTGTATCCATGTCTTCAATATGTCTGGGCGCAATTCCCCCGACCACAAAGCACAACCTACACCTTGATTGATGATGTTTAGTATCAACGTGTTTAGCCAACTTGATTTTCCGCTACTATTGCTACCCGAAAGTAACGTTACCTCGGACATATTCAAACCGACTATATTCTTGTCAAGTTCCGTGAAACCTGTTTTCACGTTTTCTATTTGCGACAAGTCGATTTTCTTGATAGCCGAAATAGACAACCACTTTTCTCCTAATTCGGGTAACACGTCCTTGATTTCGTATTTAGGCTTTTGCGGTTGGTAGGCGCGCATTTGGTATTGCGGTTGATACATTGGTCTATCGTAAGCATTTGGCTCGTAGAATGCGCGCACGTCAAACCATGTCTTTGTCTTACAGTGCGAATGAAAACATGAGAATGTGATTTGTCCATCTTTGTTTTGAAATAACGCACTATCCCATTTCTGCTTGTTGCTATGTGTATCTTCCCACGGACAATGCTCTAACACAAACTTTGTGCCATCACCATTTTTTTCTTCTTTATAAACAATACCATGCTCATTTAGCCATGTTCGCAAATCAAAAGGTGCATTCCAATTACCAAATTGCCTATTAGGTCTATTGGGGGCTTGCTTTGGTTCTTCCTTTGGCGCAAGGTCTGCAAGTTCCTTGATTTTCTCTATAGGTGTAGGTTTCAATTCTTTTGGAATATACACTATCTTTGACTGCCTCCACGGATTTGTTGGCAGGTTTGCGCCCTTCTTTGCATAAGTAGAGTAGAGTTTTGTAATGCGTGACCTGTTGTAAACTTTTTCGTCAAATTCAACCTTGTCATCACTAAACACGCTACCCATGTATGTATAGAAGTCCTTTACAACTTTGTCGGTTTCGTCATTACACGAAATGTTTACTGGAATCAGCAAATGCCATCCAGAACCACTGATTGCAACAACCATATCCGAAAAGCCTTTCTCTTTCAAGAAACGGAAAACGTCTTGCGCTTTCTTGTGTGCGAGTTCAAATTGTTCGTTTGACGATGATATATTAGGTAAGCGCACGGGGTCAAAATCGCAAAGAAGCCATTTTCTTATTATGGTTTCGTCATCTTTAGTTGTGGCTTTCGGAGATTTGACAAACTTTTCACATTGAGGTCTTGCAAAACAATCTTCCTTGATTTTGTTCATTACGAAATAGATTTGTTCATCATCCATTTCGGTATATGGTTCAAGTTGCTTGCAAAGATTTTCAAACGACTTGAAATAACCACTATATTGAAATTTGCCCAATATACGGACTTCGGTAAAGCCGTTTTCGCCGACAAACAAATCCCAAGTCTTTTTCAGTTCTATTTTGTCTATCATAATCGTTATTATTTGTATTTCCAAATAAAACCACCAGCAGATTTTCTTTCACCTTTGCAATTTGAATAGATACTTTGGTGTCTAATATTAAGTTGCTTGCCTGCTATCCTTGCACCATCCCATTCTTTAAGAAACACACCATCTAAAGAAAATTGCAGAATCGGTCTTCCGTTCTTTCTTGCAACTTTTTCGTTACGAGTTCCATAGTTATTGTTGTAAGAATGGTTACAGAACTCTAAATTTTCAACGGTATTGTTTGCTTTATTTTCGTCCTTATGATTCACGCATTTATAATTATTCGGGTTTGATAAGAAAGCATTGGCAACCAGTTGGCGAACTTTATACATCTTTGTTTCTCCGTTTTTGTGTAACAAGACAAGTTTATAACCTTGCTTGTGGTTACATTGCGATATAATTTTTTCTTTCGATATATAATCAGCCCAACCAACCTTTCTATGCCTTGACAACGACTTTATTCTACCAAGTGTTGATACTTGATAGTAACCCTCATAACCTTTAACGTCTTTCCAAATTTCTTCCATATTTTCCTATTCTTAAAATCAATCCTATCATTTGATAAAGTGGAAGGGGCGATAGGATTACCCCTTTTCAAGCGGTGGCCAAACCGCCCTATCCACTTTGCAAAATTACAAATAATATTTCATAAAACCAAACATCTTATGTTATATTACGTTAATCAA